GTACAATTACTGGAACTGGTACAGCTACGCAGGTAGCTTATTTTACCAGCAGCCAAGCGATAGGATCTAGCGCTAACCTTTTTTGGGATAATACAAATACTAGGCTAGGAATTAGAACAGCTACCCCAGGCGCCAGCCTTGACGTACATAGTGCAGCTGATGTAGCTATGCAGCTAAACGGTACAGGTGCTACACCTACTGTATTACAACAATTTTTAAGCGCTGGAGTAGCGCAGTATGAACTAGGCTATAACTGGAACGCTAGCGCTGACTATCGTCGTTTTTCAATTTATGATACTGCTGGCGCTAAAGAGGTAATATCAATAGATCAGCAATCTAGGCGAGTAGGAATAAATTTTCAATATAGTTCACTAACTGACCAACCACAATATACACTTGATGTGGATGGCGAAATTAGAGGACAAAATTTGTATGTAACAAGTAATTTAGAAAACACCAAAATTAGTAATACTAAACCGGTTGGTGGTGCCGGTCAAAATGTGTTTTTTGGTAATGGTGGCGCAAATGTTGTATTTACAACAGTTGATACTGGTAGTTACAATACTGGAATTGGTTGGGGTTCTTTAAGTTTATTAACAACTGGATATAGAAATGTAGCTATTGGACAAGTTGCACTTGAGCAATTAACAACGGGATATAACAATGTTGCAATAGGTGATAATTGTGGCAGATTTTACGCCTCAACTATAGGCTTAACAAATGCTATTGAATGTATTTTTATTGGTAGAAATACACAAGCAAGCGCAGACAACATAACAAACGAAATTGTAATAGGCGCAAATGCAACTGGTTTAGGTAGTAATAGCATTACATTAGGCAATTCTTCAATAACTAAAACATATTTGAGGGGTGAAGTTTTAATAAATACGACAACTGATAGTGGTGCATATAATTTACAAGTAAACGGGGCAGGATATTTAGGTGGAAACTTAGACATTGAAGCAGCAGCACCTATTTTAATAATTAATGGCACATTTAATGGTAAAGCAGGAATCTCTTTAAGAAGCAATGGAACAGCAGATGCTGTTTTATCATTAAGTGGATATTTTGTTGGCGATAATTCAAGAGATTTAGCTATAATTGGTGAAACATCAAGAAATATAAGATTTTATACAAATGGTGATGCTACGACCGATAGAATGCGTATGACAACAGGGGGCAATTTTCTTATCGGCACAACGACAGACGCGGGGCAAAAGTTGCAAGTAAACGGAAATATATTAGTTGGAACTTCTCATTTTATAGGTGACAATAATTTTAATAGTTTACTAATACAAGCTTCATCAGGCGAAAATATAATATTGAATGCGCCAGATGAATTATTTATACAAACTAATAGTACGGATAGAATTGTAGTCAAAAATGGTGGCTCAATAGGTATTGGCACTAACTTACCAGGTGCAAAATTAGAAGTAAATGGCGATATAAAAACTGGCGCGCCTACAACTGGAACCGCCGCCGCGTGGAAATTAGGAACAAGAGTAGCCGCCGCCGTTGTACTTGACGCGACACAATATATTGAAGTTGAAGTTGGCGGAACATTTTACAAATTAGCAATAGTAACTTAATATGGGATATTCAATTCAACCAGTCCAAATTTGGACTAACGGAACAGCCGCAACAGGCAACTACATTGACGCTTCAATTGTAAACGATAATCTTAGCGACTATGCCCAGTTTTACTGGGGAATAAGCAGCGTTACAACAGACAGCGAAGGCGCTGAAACTAAGCAAAGCCTAACGCAAGGAAATACTACAATTAGCGGCGCTGACTATACAGCCTGGGGCCAGTCAGCAGATATAAATTTAGCTGCTTATGAGTATATTTGTAGCAAATTAAATTTAACCTTAATACCTTAAAAAATGGACAAACTACAAACGCTCAAAGCAGCTGCTTACGACCTTTTAGCAAACATTGAATGGCTACAAGCAAAGCTGCGCGAAACTAACCTTGAAATTGCCGAGGAAACTAAAAAGCAAAATGGATCTACAACTAGTAACGATAGCAATAAGTAGCGTATTTGGCGCTGGTGCGTCCTGGGCAGTACTTAATCAGCGCGTAAAAGCGCTAGAGGAAAAGACGTCTAAAAATGACGATCACGATCAGCGGCTTACCAGGCTAGAAACAAAGCTGGATATACTTTTAGAACACTTAATAAAGGACTAATGAAAAGCCAGGCTGTTAGAATAGCTGACGTTATATTCATTGGCCCTTTTATGATCTACGCAAGCAGTAAACTAAAAGGCCAGGATAAAACTATTATGCTGGGCCTGGGTATTGCTACAATTATTTACAACGGTTTAAATTATATAAAATATGAAAAAGCTACTTAAAAACTGGAAAACTACCTTTTTTGGCTTCGCTACTATTATTGGCGGCGTTGCAGCTATTTTAAAAGGCGACCTAGTAACTGGTATAACCACAATCGGCGCAGGCCTGGGCCTTACCGCTGCTAAGGACTTTGATAAAACAGGTATTTAATGGGAAACGCCAGGACGTACATAATTGCACTAGCAATACTTGCCCTGGTTTTAATAGGATCAAAAGTGAGCGCTACCAAACTAATTGCGGACTTTGAGGGCCTTAGGCTAAAAGCCTACCAGGACAGCGCAGGCATTTGGACTATTGGCTACGGTACTACCCGCAATCCCGAAACAGGCCTACCAATAAAAAAAGGCGACACAATTACAAAAGCAAAAGCACTAGCCTGGTTAAAAATTGGCACTAGCGCAAGCGAAGGCGACGTAAATAGATTAGTAAAGGTTAGGATCAATGATAACCAGCGCAGCGCGCTTACGTCTTTTGTTTACAATATAGGCCCTACTAGATTTGCAAAAAGCACAATGCTACGCAAGCTAAATGCAGGCGCACCGAAACAGGAAGTAGCAGCAGAATTTATGCGCTGGGTTTATGCAGGCGGCAAGGTTATTCCAGGACTTAAAATAAGGCGCGAACTAGAAAAGCAGCTATTCCTTTCCTAAATAATTGATTTTACTATATTTATACGCTCCGCTGAATCACAGCGGAATTTTTTTTTGTTTATATGCTATTTTGTTTTATAGATTTGTATGGACAAACGATCTACATTCATTAAAATTCTAACCGTATGACCACACCAAACGACTTAGCAGCGTATAAAAAAATGCTGCAAGACAAAATCAAAGCGCTACAATTTTTAGGATCTAATCTAAAAGACACAAAGCGTATTGCTATTCAGCTAACGTTTAATTGCGAAAGCCGCGTTTTAATAGAACAGCGGCTTATTCCTTTTAACCTGGAAATGGAACTGCGCACACTAATAGACGATTCAATTGACTTTTATCAGCGCCAGTTAATTAACGCTAACCAGGGAAACTATGAGCAAATTTGACCGCGTAATTAGCTGGAGTTATACCTGGCTATTTTGTTTTCCTTTAATGCTAGTAGTTATGCTGGCAGTAGAAACAGTTTTTTTTATTTACAGATCTATAAAATTAATCCAACTATGCAAAACCAAACTTTTAACGCTCCTGCGTTCCCCCCACAAGTAGCACAAGACAATCTAGGCCGCATTATTGCGCCAATTCCTGGAATGAGTAAATTAGAATACTTTGCTATCCAGCTGCTACCTTTTTACCTAGAACTAGCAACCACAAAAAAGCTATCCGACAAAGGCGAGCCAGTAACGCCAATAGAGGCAGCAATTAAGACAGCAAAGGATCTAATTGAAAAACTAAACACCAACGACAATGAAAAGGACGTACTCAGCATTATTGAATAACCCAAAATTTTGGTTATTAATTATTTTACTTTTTATGCTATGGCTATCTAGCTACTGGAACTACTAACAAAAATGCAGACAAACGACCTGGAAATTAACGACCTGTTAAAGGCGAGGCGCTACGATCCCACAAAAAGGCCCAGCCAAGAACAGGTCGTTTTTTCAATTAATAGTAAGATAGTTGGAACGCTGCAAAATTATGTAGTAGTCAGCGGCCTACCTAAGGCAAGCAAAAGCACGTACCTGGGCGCTATTGCTGCTAGCGCGCTTGTGCCGCATTACCAGGCTGTATTTGGCCTTAAATTATCATTGCCAGCAGATAGGCAGCGCCTAGCTTATTTTGATACTGAGCATAGCGCCTTTGACTTTTATAGGCAAATGGATAAAATAAAAGGGTTTGCAGATAAAAATAGCTTGCCCGATTTTTTTGACGCCTTTTCTACGCGTGAGGATATGCCAGCAAAGATTCGCAAATTAGTTGAAGCCTATTTGCAGACGCACGCAGAGTGTAGCGTTTTAATTATTGACGGACTGCTTGATCTTTGTCTTAATTACAATGATGAAAGGGAAACCAGGCTACTTACTAACTGGTTTAAAAGAATTACAAAACTTTACAACGTTTTATTAATTGGAGTGCTGCACCTGGGCAAAGGCCAGGGCGAAACGCTAGGACACCTGGGATCTAATACAGATCGCTGGGCGCAGAGTACCCTAATAGTTGAACGCAATAAAGAAAATCAGCAGTTTATTTTAAGGCCTAAATACCTAAGAAGTAGTGATGACTTTGATCCTATAGCTATAATGAATTTTAACGGACTATGGCAGCAGGTGCCTTATATAGAACAGGAAACTTTTGCAATACCTAAAAAAGTAAAAAAATGACGCACGGATCGCTTTTTAGTGGTATAGGCGGCTTTGACTTAGCTGCTGAATGGGTAGGCTGGGAAAATCTTTTTCATTGTGAATGGAATCAATTAGGGCAAAAAGTACTAAAGTACTACTGGCCTAATGCTGAAAGTTTTACTGATATAACAAAAACAAATTTTAGTAAATATGAAAACAAAATCGACATACTTACGGGGGGCTTCCCTTGCCAGCCCTACTCTACTGCCGGAAAGCGAAGAGGAAAAGAGGACGAGCGCCATTTATGGCCAGAAATGCTGCGAGCAATTAGGGAAATTCGCCCGCGTTGGATTGTGGGCGAAAATGTTTTCGGCCTTATTAATTGGTCAAATGGGTTGGTATTCCACGAGGTGCAAACTGATTTGGAATCTGCGGGGTACGAAGTACAACCGTTTTTACTTCCAGCTGCGGCCGTTAATGCGCCACACCGGCGCGACCGAATTTGGTTTATTGCCCACGCCAACAACCAAGGCACAAGCAAGAGAACCAATAATAGAGAATGGAAAAGTTGTAAATCGGAGCAAGAAAACAGGAACAAGATATGGAACTACTTTGGATCAATTACTTCAAGTGGGATTACTTCCAACACCAACAGCAATGGATTGCACAGGAGCAACAGCAAATATGAAAAGCAGTCAAGTAAAACCAAGCTCAATGCACTCAGTAACATTAAGCAGATACTTACAAACTGGCAAAACTTCCCAACTGTCGCCCCTCTTTGTACTGGAAATGATGGGATTTCCACCGAATTGGACGGCATTACCTTTTCAAAATGGCGAAATGAAACAATAAAAGCAGCAGGAAACGCAATTTGCCCGCAAGTTGCCCTACAAATTTTTAATGCAATTAATGAATACGAAAATCTTTAACCTGGGAACAGAGGAAACTGAACGCTAATAACTATGGAACAGAAAAATAACAGCGGAACAATTTTTCGCAATGCAAAAAAGGAAACACCGCAGGCGCCCGATTATTCGGGAACAGCAACAGTAGGGGAAAAAAAATACCGTATTGCTGGCTGGATCAACAAAAGCAAAACTGGATCTAATTACCTGCGCATTTTATTTACTGAAGTAGTAGAACAGCCGCAAGCTGGACTACCAGCAGAACAAAGCAGGCTGGAAATGGGCAGCGGCAATGTAGATAGCGTAATGATTGACGACCTACCATTTTAAAAAAAAGCGCCAGGAGCTAGGCTCAACTGGCGCGGACAAACGACCAACGGACT